ATACCAGCCAACAAGCAGACAGATACTCTTGTGCTGTCTAGGCTGGCACACGCTGACGAGAGAAGGCATAGCTTGGAGGTCTGGGGTGAGAAGCTGAAGTTCCCGAAGATAGACTTCCATGATTACGATGGTGGGCTAACAGAGGAGATGAAGGGCTACTGTGCGCAGGACGTAGCACTGACAGCCAAGCTACACGAGACATTGATTAATGATTTAAAGGAGTTCTCTGCTAGGTCTATCAAGCTAGAGCATGACGTAGCTTTTATCCTGAAGCAACAGGAAGTCAATGGCTTTAAGCTGGACATTGAGAAGTGTAACGACTTGTTCCTGACTTTAGAGAAAGAGATGGAGCAGATAACAGAGAGGCTACAGTTAGTCTTTCCTCCTGAGTGTACTCCCAGGCTGTCAGAGAAGCAGACTCAGGAGTTCATGGGCAAGACCATACCGAAGTTCAACAAGGCAAAGCTACAACCATTCAACGTAGGGTCACGCCAGCAGATAGCAGAGAGACTTATGCTACATGGTGTCAAGCTGACTGAGAAAACAGAGAAGGGACAGTTGATTATCAACGAGAAAGTGTTAGCCAAGCTGGACACACCAGAGACTAGACTAATCAATCGCTACCTGATGTTACAGAAGAGAGCAGCACAGACAGAATCATGGCTCAAGGCAGTATCCAGGGACGGTAGGGTACATGGCAGAGTCATCACCAACGGTGCTATCACTGGACGTATGACACACTTGAGTCCAAACATGGCACAAGTACCAGCAGTCAATGTTCCTTTCGGTAAGGACTGTCGAGCTTGCTGGACTGTGGATGAAGACAATGTGTTAGTGGGTGCTGATGCTAGTGGCTTGGAGTTAAGGATGCTGGCACACTACATGAACGATGATGATTACACGCATGAGGTTCTCTCTGGTGACATACATACAGCCAACCAAAAAGCAGCAGGGCTGTCCACAAGAGATCAAGCAAAGACATTTATCTATGCTTTCCTGTATGGTGCAGGAGCAGGTAAGATAGGCGAGATAGTCGGAGGGTCTTACAAGAAAGGCACTGAGTTGATAGAGGCGTTCCTTGAGAACACGCCAGCACTTAGTAAGCTAAGAAGTAAGACAATGTCACAGGCTTCCATTCAGAACAGGAAAGGAAAAGCCACTCTTGATGGGCTGGACGGTAGGAAGTTGATAGTACGGTCAGAACACTCCAGCTTGAACACTTTGCTACAAGGAGCAGGAGCTATAGTTATGAAGGAAGCTCTGGTGTTGCTGGACAAGGCACTTAAAGAACACACGCTACCACACAAGTTCGTGGCTAATGTCCATGACGAGTGGCAGATAGAGACTCCTGAGTGGGCAGGACAGGCTGTAGGTTTGCAAGCTGTCTATGCTATTCGGGAGGCTGGAAAGACTTTAGGACTTAACTGTCCTTTAGATGGTGAGTTTAAGATAGGGAAGACATGGGCTGATACCCATTGACATTCTTATTGTTTTAACTTATGATTAATAATGCAATACTATAAAAACTGAAGAGGAAATTAATATGTCTAACATCGTAGTCAACGCTGACGTTTACTGGGCTTTCTTAAACAACAAGAACATGAATGACAAGTTCTCTGTTGATCTTTGCAATCTTAGCGAAGCTGCTGTAGAGAAACTGCAAAGCATGGGACTGTCTGCTAATAGCAACCCAAAGCAACCAGAGAAAGGTAAGTTCATCACTTGCAAGAGCGACTATCCGATCAAAGCGTATAACTCTGCTGGTGATTTAATCACAGAGATATACGGTCAGAATCTTAAAGTAGCTAACGAGTCCAAAGCCAGGGCTGTCCTGTCTGCTTATGATTGGAAGAATGGTAAAGGCCGTTCTCCAAGACTCTTAAAGTTCTTCATCACAGACCTGATACCTTACGGTAACGGGACTGCCTCTGAAGACGCTGGCCCTGCCACAGCTATGGAGCTTGAAGACGTAGCTCTTTAGTCACCACCAGAGAGAGCCAAGGAAGGCTCTCTTTTCATTTGAGGAGAGACAAAATGATATTGATAGATGCAGATATTCTATGCTATAGGATAGGCTTTGCTACACAGGAAGAGACATCAGGCAAGTACATACTGGATGTGCTGACTAACTACATATCTAACATCTTAGTACAAGCCTCTGACTCCGAAGACTTCCAACTCTATCTCACAGGCAAGACTAACTTCCGCAACGAGATAGCCACCACTGCGCCCTACAAAGGCAATCGTAAGTCAGAGAAGCCAAAGCACATGGGGTTCATCAGAGCAGCTCTTGAGGGAGACTGGGGTGCTATTGTCTCTGTTGATGAAGAAGCAGACGATGCCATAGCTATCAAAGCTACAGAGCTAGGCGATGACTGTGTGATGTGTAGTGTCGATAAAGACTTTGACCAGATACCAGGATGGCACTACAACTTTGTTAAGCAGCACAAGTATTACGTTACACCAGAGGAAGGTCTGTTCTTCTTTTACAGACAGATTCTCATGGGTGACAGGATAGATAACATCATTGGTATTAACGGTATCGGTGAGAAGAAGTCTGCTAAAATACTGGAAGGGATGACAGAGCAGGAGATGTATGACAAGTGTGTTGAACTTCACGAGAGTGAGGAGAGAGTAATTGAGAACGCGAGGTTGTTATGGTTACGCAGGGAAGAGGGGCAACTATGGGAGCCACCCCATGAAACTACCAAGTAAGAAGAAGAAACGTACAGGCAAACCACCTAAAGGTTACGACTCTTGGTTTGAATATGACCTTCATCACAAGCAACTCAAAGGATGTAAGTGTCACTCAGAGACTATCAAGTACGTGCAGTACAAGACTTACTACCCTGACTTCATCTACCACGACAACAAGAACACGATATACATAGAAGCAAAGGGACGATTCAGGGACAGACAAGAAGCAAGAAAGTACGTTGACATAGCACAGGGGCTGGGCAAACATGACGAACTTGTTTTTATATTTTACAACCCAAAGACACCCATGCCGGGAGCAAGGAGGAGAAATGATGGAACAAAGTTTACCCACGGAGAGTGGGCAGAAAAGCACGGGTTCAGGTACTTCACTGAACACGATGTCCCTATTACATGGGGTACTAAATAGTATCGCTCTAGTAGCGTTACCGATTCTGTTAGCTTACTTCCTGTTCGGGGGTGAAGAGAGTCTCCACACCCATATGCTTGCTTACTATGAAGCACAGACAGTCTACTATGACGATCTCGCACTGATGTGTGATTAGAGGTGAGAATGCGATGAGTGAATATACACCCGACAATTGGGTAGTAATTAAAATCAAAGGCGATGATCCCCACTATCGTGTTCTTGCTGGATGGTCAGGCGGGTATCTTACTGGTGACTCTTGGCGTATGAATAGCGGTATCACAAGAGTTGAGAAAGATACTGACGCTTGGAAGTTCTATGGTTCAAGTGGTAGTTGCTACGAATGCCGTATGAGTAACTATATGCTCCGTATGAACAATGCTCATGTCTGGGCAGAATTGCAAGAACTTCATGGCGACAAAATTGAGATGATGCCTGAAGATACTGATTGGCTTACTATAGTAATGAATTATGATTAAGCATCTTGTTATACCTGACACGCAGGTAAAGCCAGACTTCCCGATAGAACATCTGGAGTGGGCAGGACAGTACGCTGTGGACAAGAAGCCTGATGTGATAGTCCACTTAGGTGACCACTGGGATATGCCCTCTCTGTCCACCTACGATGTGGGTAAGAAGTCTTTTGAAGGCAGAAGGTACGCCCACGACATACAGGCAGGGATAGCAGGGATGGAAGCGTTCTTGAAGCCTATCAAGAAGGAACAGAAGAGGCTGAAGAAGGGTAAGCGTAAGCTATGGAATCCGCGCATGGTGTTCTGTTTAGGCAACCATGAATACAGGATAGAAAGGGCGGTAGAGTCTGATGCTAAACTGGAAGGACTGATGAGCTATGATGATTTCGAGCTTGAAGAGATGGGCTGGGAAGTGTATCCTTTTCTGGAGCCTGTCGTTGTGGATGGTATTGTATATAGTCACTACTTTACTTCTGGTGTTATGGGACGGCCTGTATCAAACGCTAGACTATTGCTACAGAAGAAGATGATGAGCTGTGTACAAGGCCATGTACAAGACAGAGACATAGCCTTTGCTAGGAAGGCTGATGGTTCTCCAGTGACAGGACTGTTTGCAGGTATCTTTTACCAGCACGATGAGGATTATCTGACACCACAGACCAACGGGTCTTGGTCAGGTATTTGGATGTTTAACGAAGTAGACAATGGGAGCTTTGACGAGATGCCTGTGTCTATGAATTACTTGAGGAGAAAGTACGGTGAGTGACTCTAAGTTACTATTTACAGTTAATGATAAATTTAAAATAGAAGTAGACAACTACTGCTACCATCTAGTAGAAACCTATGAAGGGCATGACAGAAAAACAAGGCAACCTAAACAGCAACACAAGACAAGCTACTACCCATCGCTAGAGCAATGTCTAAGAGCCGTTAAAGAGGCTGAGATTAGGGAATGCCAGGGTATTGATGAAGTGTTAAACGCTCTCTCACGGTCATACAAGATCGCTCAGGATACTGCTAGAGGTATGCCTAAGCCAGAGGGGAGAACTATATGAAAATTAAAGCTACAGGCACAGCAGTCGGTACGCTGACAGACGGTAAAGAGTATGATGTTCTGTACCAAGAAGACAGGGATGTCATCATCGTTAATGACAAAGGCAAGAAGGTATATGCTACCGTAATTGGACAGTGTCCTTTGCTATTGCCGGACTGTGAGTGGGAAGTGATTAAGGATTCTATAGACGATGCCACAGAAGAAGAGTGGGCTGAAGTAAGTAAGAAGCTACGAGATGAATCTTCTGACGAAGAAGTAAACAATCCTACCCACTACAACACTGGCGCAGTAGAGTGCATAGATGCAATCCAAGCTACGCTCAGTGCTGAAGAGTTCCAGGGTTACTGTCGTGGGAATACACTGAAGTATCTCTGGCGGTGTATGTACAAAGGTAAGTCCAAACAAGACTTAGAAAAAGCTAGATGGTATCTTGACAGACTGTTGGATACGTTATAGTATGAACACAAGAAAGCGTTAGACTTTCACAGCGTCCTCCTCAAGCCTGTCTAGTTACTTTTCCTTATCCATCGTAGCTAGGCAGGTTTTTTTATCCCTGTCCTCTGTAGGCTTTGTAGTTAGCCTTCTTCCGTTTGTTCATAGAACCGAACTTCACAGAGCTGTGTCCTATTGAGGTACGCTTCTTGCCTCTGCCTTCTTTCAGTAGAGCATACTGACTTTGTTCTGCTTTTTTAGCCATTACTGATTACCATCTATCCATGCTGTTTTCTGAAAGGGTTTATTCTAAAACATTTCCTGTTGTTTTTTCATAAGCCTCTCTGAGCTGGCTGTAAACTTTATTGTTTCTTTTCTTAATGTCTTCGAGTTTCCCTGTCTGATAAAACTTATAGTAAGCTCTAGCTTTTGCGTCTCCGCTACTATTTCCAATGGCTTGTAGCTCTTGAGGCGAGACACCAATTTCTTCTGCTTGCTGCATTTCTATTGTTCTTACTCCGGCTCGAATAGGAACATCTACCCTACTCGCCCCGTAAGCAACTTGAGTAGGAGCTTTAGTCAGCATTTCTGTTATATTTTGCATTCCTTTTTGCCAGTTAGCTTGTCCTGCAAAAGCTCTCTGAGCAGAGGGACTTGCTAAAACACGCCCTACAACAAGACCCACAGGAAGAGAATTCATCCCAAAAGGATTTAGAGCTAAAGCTGAAGTAGCTGCTAACTTTTCAAAAATGCTATGCTTTCCTTTTGGAAGCATCTCAGAAAACATTTCTTTCTTTTCTTTTAGAGCCTCTAAAGCAGTATTTTTTTCAGCTATCTGATTTTGTATTGCTCTGTACTCCGCAGAGTCTTTAGCTGTCTTTGTTAGAGACTTTGCTTTATTCTCTAAATTTTTTATAGACTGTCGCGTTCTCTGCTCTATACCTTTAATCTCAGCTTCCGCCAAACTCTGCTTCTTATTTAGCTGCTGGTCTGCACTGTCTATTAAGAGCTTATCTCTCTTGGCTACTAATTCCGCAGTTTCATCAGCTTCGTTTTGAAGTCTTACCGCACCCTTTCTAAGCAGGTTTTGTTTTTGTGATTTAGCGGCAACTAGCCAGTCACTAGCTGTAAACTGGCCTCTTTTGCTGGGAGCTGTAGAGGCTTTTACAGTAGCGTCTCTGAGAACAGTTAAAGTACCCCACTTCTCTCTTTCTTTTTCAAAAGCCTTTTTAGCATCTTTTCCTAATTGATTATATATATCGGTATTGAGTATGTCTTGGAACTCTCTAAGCAAAGTAGTTTTTACTACGTCAGCATCCCCTGATTTACTTGCGTATCTTCCTATTGCGCTTCTTAAAGAGGAAAGTTTACGCCCGTCTATCCAGCTTCCTTTGGTAGTATATTGCTCTATAAACCCTTTGATGAAGTCTGCTGAAGAATTTACAGAAGCATTCCCACCAAAAAGGTTAGCCAATGCTATATCATCTCCAAGGATTTTATCTAGTTGTGCAGTTATCCTCTCTTGGTTTACTCTAAACTTCCTGTTTTTCAACATACTGAAGCCTTTTTTAGTCCACTCCTCATCCAGTAGCCTATTCACTTCTTGCATATCTTTTGTGGACAGTATCTGATCTATAGTTTTTTTATCTGCTCCCACAGGAATAGACTCGTTAACAGCTCTTTTCCTAAAGGCTTCTTCAGTGGCGTTAGTAAAAGCGTCTAGCTCTTGCGTTTTTGCAACATTAATAAGTTCTTTCTCTCTCTGGAGCTTTATCTTGACTTCATCAGTCAGGCTTTTCTGAGATTTTTCTAAAGTTTTTACGGCTACTTTTGTTAAATTTAAATCGGCTTTGTTTGCTGAGTCTGCTTCTCTGACCAAGTTTTTACTTTTATTCAAAAGGTCGCTCAACTGCTTTTTTGTGTCTTTTACTTCTGTTTGCAGCCCTTGGCTAAATCTTTTTGACTGTTGTGCAATTAAGTTACTACCGCCAAAGGATTTTCCAACAATATCTTTGTAGAAAGAAGAAACAAGGTCAACATATTTCCCCTCTTCTCCAATAGCGGCTAACGGAAGTGGGATAAACTTCTCTCCCTCTCCTAACTCTTGAGCCACTTTCCTAGAAGAAACACCATCAATAAGTTTGCGCCCACCTGTTAAAGCTACAGGAATTAGCGCACCAAGAGTTGCTCCTGATTTAGCTCCCTCTAAAGTTTCTCCAGTTTGTGCAGCACCTGCTCCAGCAACAGCGCCCTCGGTAGCTCCGACTGCCACACCAGTAGCTAAACGTGTTCCTGTTCTAGCTCCTGCAATAGCACTTCCTCCCAGCACGTTTGCTGGGGAAGCTATAGAACCAGCAAGAGACAAAACAGTAGAAGCGGTTTCGTGTTTCTTTTCGTAAGCGTCCCTTTCTGTTCTTACCTGTTCTACCATTTCTCTATAGATTTCTTTGTAATCTCTCTCAGAACCGGGGCCGCCCACCATTTTAACTAAACCAGCAGCAACTCCTGCCCCTATCTCTTCTGACCAACCAAACCACATCCCGTCCAGTACCATCCGAGAAGCATTCAAAGGGTCTTCGTACCAAGCCTCTTGAGTAGGTACTTCTTCGTTTAGAATAGATAAAGTAGTGGAGTCAGTAACAGGCTGATTAAGCTCTGAAAGACGCTGCTGCATCTCTTCATTAGACATAGTGGAAGGAAGCCCTAAATTTAATTCAGCGACTGCTGAAGCCTCCGGGTTAGCTAGAGCATTTAATTCTTTAATTAATTCAGGGTCAGTTACTCTATCGTTAGTAGCCATCAATTAAATCCTATTACTGTGCTGGGCCTAAAAGAAGCCAATCGTTATTAGCGTCTTTTAAGTAACGCATTCCGTCTAACACCTGAGTTGAGCCGCTATAGCTCGGGTCTTCCCAGTTTATGTTTGTTGCTGGTTTTCCTAACAACAAGTTTTTATAGTTTTCGTAATGTCTTTGTACTTCCCTTAATTGTTCTTTTAAAACGTCTGAATCTAAATCAGGATTAAGAGATGCAATAGTTGACTGGAGCATTTCCAACTCTCTTACAGCTACTTGTCCTAAAGCCCCTCCAGTTGGGCTGTTATCTCTCATTTTTTGAAGTTCATCAAAGCCCAGATTAGCTTGTATTGTATTTATGTAGGTTTCTAAATCTAAACGACCTGTTCCTGCCTTGCCTATATCGGTTGCTCCTATGATTGCTCCTGCTTTGCCTGTAGTCAAAAACCTGGCTTCAGCTATAGCTTTATCAATAGTGCTTATTACGGTGTCTGTTGAAGCTAGTTGAGACATAAGATTGCTGTGCATAGTTGACGCTTCTTCAGCAGCAGCTTTAGGGTCTGCCTCTGCGGATGCACCGTACTCGCCTATTAAATCAGCCCCTTTAAACACTAGAACAGAATCGCCAACTTTTTGGTAAGAAATCGGAGGCTCTTCTTCTTGCGTAGGAGGCATAATATATTTTTCACCGTCCCAAATGCCTGCTCCTTTCGATACTATTTTGTCTTCTTTGCCTTCCGCGATTTTAAGAGCGATTTCCTGTAATTTATCAGGATTAGTAATGTATTTTGCAGCTTCTCCTAATTCGGGGACACCAGCAGCAGAAGCCTGATTAGCTATGCTATTTTGTAAGTTAGTGATATTCATAGCTTGCGTAGCTTTTTCTTGCGCTTGCACAGATTTTTCTTGTTCAGCAGCTCCTAGCTGCGAAGACTTCTGACTTAACTGCAATGCCTGCGCTGACAGCCCCAAGTCTTTAGCAACCTGCGCAGCATTGGCGTAATCAACAGCAGTAGTAAGAGGCATACCAGCCAACTGCTCCCGTAGTTTCTCCATAGGCGGTCTAGTATCAAGACCAAACAAACTACCAATGTTAGTACGCATCTGTTGTGTCTGAGTTTGTGGGGGCATAGGAGCCATAAGTCCTGCAAGAAGACTATCGCTAGTAGTAGCTTGTGTAGGCTGTGGTTGAGTAGCTCTTCCTAAATTCAACAGTGGCGATATTGCCCGTGTAAAGTCAGCCATTATTATTAACCTCTATTAAAAAATGGACTAAACAGTCCGTTATCGCCAAATATGGATGTAGCAAGTATTTCAGTGACCGTGCTATCTTTACCACCGCCAAACAGAGCATCTCTAAGAGTTTGTAGATACTCTCGCTCAGTAGCAGAACCTGCTGCCTGTCCAGCTATTAACGCTTCAAGCCCACCAAGACCAAGCTGTCCTTGAGTAACTACACCTTGTAGTCCAGTTCTAGTAGCCAACTCAGAGAACGGCACAGCAGCACCAAGCAAGCTAAGAGCCTGTTGTTGTGGTAAGAAAGCAGCTTGCACACCACCAAGTCCTAACTCAGCCTGAAGTGCCTGTTGCTGTCCACCAAGACCAAGAGCCTGTGATATAAGACCTGCTCTTTGCTGTTGTTCTGCTCCTGCTTGCTGTCTTGCCATCAAAGCGTCAGCAGCTTGTTGTTCTTGTATTGCTTTCTCCATAGCCAACTGCTCTGGAGTACCACCGAACATAGCTGTCCTAACGCCAGTGCGTCCCTGATTAAACAGACGCTCTTCTAGTGCCAGCCTCTGACGTTCCTGCTCAGGCGCACGGAGAGCCTGTAGCTGGCTGTATACGTCCTGCTGTGCAGCTCCTATGCCCTGACCGAGCAGCATACCCTGAATGCGCTCCTGCTCTGCCTGAAGTGCGCCCGGCCCTATAGCACCCATCAACTGCTGAGAGCCTCTACGAGCAATCTCTCTAGCTGCTTCCTCTTGTGACTGGGGCATAGTGACAGTTACGTCACCTTGCTGACCAACAGAGATACCCGGCCCAAGCCCTGTGCTTACAGTGAACGGTTTGAATGTACCAGCAGCCTGTCCTGCTAACTGTTCTCCAAAGCCTGTAGCTCTTTGATAAGCACTTTCTCCGGCCTGACGCTGAAGGTCAGCCAGCCTTTCTGTTAAAGCAGCTTGAGTGCCTAAATCAAAAGCACTGCCTACAATATCTTGCCACGCCATCTGTATTACCTCTTTTAAATTAGTCTGCCCAGTAGAGCAAGAATATCTATCTTCTGAATTGAAAACGGTGCGTCATTCACGGTAGCTTCTATACCTACAGTTACCACAGTACCATTACCTGTCCCGTTAAAGCCGTTAGTGTTAATAATAATACTAGCTGAATACTCTGCATCTGCTGTGTTGTACTCTGACAACCCGTACTCAGCTATCTTCTTGTCAGCAAATGTAAAAGTCTCTTTGGTGTAAGAGGAACTGTAATCGTAGCCCCAGTTCAATACAGCAGGGGTGTTCTGACCACCGATAATAGTCAGAGTAAACTTCTTCAAGAACTTCAAGTTAGCAGCATTACCAAAGTCTAGCGGGTTACTGAAGTAGCTCAGTGTGTACTGTGCGCCATCATCGTTGTAGCCTTCGTACTTGGTAATTCCTGTGCTGTGCCCAAAGTATATTGTACCATCTTGCAGTCTGTGGAAACACAGAGGGTCTATCTGACTCCATGTAGTAGCCCTGTAGCTACCATCTTCTAGTGGGCTGCGCATATCAAAACAGTACACAATGTTCTGTGACGGGAAGCTGACTAAATAAAAAGCATTCTCTTGGCTGTAGATGGACTTGATGTCACCTGTCTCAGAGGCCAGAGTGGTTGTTAAATCGTTCCTGACATTCCTACTAATGTCCCTGAGAGGAGCAGACTTCTCCTGAATCGTCCTTGCTAAAGAGCGCACACCAGAAGAACTGAGAAACACAAGGTCAGTACCTACGTTCTGTACTGTATCTCTAGCAACACAGCCTATGTTGCCTATTGTGTCAGTCAGCGTCATGGAAGCAGGGCTAGTGGCTCCTTCATAGATAAGAATAGAGTTCTTTCCGAATATCACTAGGAGGCCATTATGAGCCGCTAGAGCCGTTATCTCGTCATACCCGTTAGGCCAGTGCTTGGTAACGTCCAACGAGCCTGAAGAGCCTCCAGAGAAGCCTGAGCCGTTCAGCAAGTCAGACCAATACACAGTGGACTTGTCTGTGGCAAAGTCAGCTATCCATACCCGTCCATAAGCAGCCAGTATCTCATTGCCTTCTGGCGGTGTGCCTGTAGCGTGTGCATGGTTAGACATAGCTTCTACCACACCAGCATGGTCTGAGTAGATTAAAGGCTCATAGCCACGCTGTACCATGTAGGTGTGGTCATTGAAGTTGACTGCCTTCCAGTTGTTAGCTGTTATAGTGTACAGTGCTGGTGTCTCGTCAACTAACGTGGTAGTGCCAGAGAATATCTTGTTATTGCCAGCAGAAAGAACACCCTCATTGCCATCAGAGTCCCTGTACTGGTGTATCATCTCAATGCCAGCACTAGAGCCAAGCACAGAAGCACCGTTGGTAGTTACCGCTGTGTAGCCCTGCCTAGCACCAACACGACCATACTTGTCAATGACACAGTTGTCTGCGATAGACGCAAACGAAGGATTCAAGCCAATAGGCGAGTCCTGTGTGTTGATACCAAAGAAGCCGGGAGCTGCAATGGTGATGTTCTGTAACTGTTGCGCCATTAAACGGCTCTCCACTCAGTCTCGTGCGGGAAGTGTCCAGCGTCCAGAGCTATAGCGTCTGACAGTGAAGTGTTGGCTATAGCAAAGTATTCCTGAGTTGACGTACCACCAGTCTCACCACGCTCACGCACAGCCATTGCCACTGCCAAATGAATGATAGGACTCGGAGGAAGCACACTGTCTGTAGCGTCATCAGAGAGTTTGTCTTCTCTTGCAGTTACGTCAAAGCGCAGAGAGTACACACCGTTGGGCGTAGGGTACACATCAATAGTACGGTCATCGTTGCCATCAACACCTGTAAAAGTGAAGTACAGCGGTGCGCCTGTGGCAGCAGTGGACATGTACTGTCTCTCGTTAAAGCGAGCTTTAGAGACCTGTATCATCCTGAGATTAGAGGTATCGTTAACAACATCCAGCAGCTTGTCTTTAATGCCAGAGCCAGTCAGAGAATAGCTATAGTCGTCTGCTGTTGTAGAAACAACAATGGTAGTACGCAGAGCAGACCAGTCCCAAGCGTCCTCTACGAACTCCTTGGCATCGTTCACAAACTCCCCAATCATAGAAGAGTAGGTATTCTGTGTTACTGTGGTGACTTCTGCTTCACGAAGCCTTTTTAGTACGTTGTTTACTAAATTCAAGTATGTCATCTTATACCCTGTATCTCTGTGATATGCCACTCAACAGGTACTGTGGAGCAGCCGTGGGAGTGTACTGTGTTAATCGTCCTATCAAGGGAATGTCAGTGTCTAGCTTAAAGAGGTCAGGTGCGAGTACCTCTGAGGTTGTCCTATTGGGGCTGAGAGCCACGCCAAACATACCTATACCTATACCTGACCCATCGCCGTTTCCATCCCCATCGCCGGGGCCATTACCGGGGCCATTACCGGGGCCATTACCGGGGCCATTACCGGGGCCATTACCGGGGCCATTTCCAGTGCCGTTTCCATTTCCAGTGCCGTTTCCATTTCCTGTACCAGTACCAGTACCAGTACCTGTATCAGTGTCTGTATCAGCAGCTATTTCTTCTGGAGTCTTGCCAGTAGCGTCAATAATGTCTTGGTCAGTAACGTCATTCTCTTCCATTCTCCTACGTATTTCTTCAAGCGGAGCGTTAGGATTAAATTTTATCCAGTCAAGTATACCTTGCCTTCTTTCTTCTGGAGTGAGAACCTTTAAAGTATCTTTGCTACTTCCTGTCTCAAACTCTGTGTTTGGAAGAGTGTTACCCCACCTTTCATAACGATTCCCTTCAGCGTCAGTTTCTACAATAATAGTAGACCCATCTGGGTTGGTGTGTGTGGTAGTTCCTATTATTTCTTTGTTTCCGGGGAGACGCTCATTAGGATAAACCCATCCTTCAGGCAAATCTGTTGTTTTAAGATTTCCGTTTTCGTCTCTGGGCCAGCTTACTACTGTGTCATTAATATCGGTTGCAGCAGGTCTTTCTGCTACATAATCATTAACATTCTTACCACCTGTAGCTTCTGCAAAAATACCTTCAGCATCTATGCCTTGCTCTGCATAAGCGTCTAGTCTAGCTTGTATATCCGCTGCTGTAGCGTTTGGATTGTTTTCTAACCAACGATCAACAGCGTTGACAGCTTGCTCTCTCTCAAGCTCTGATACAGCCGCATCGCCATTTAACTCTGAATCTGAGCCTAGACCTCCATCAGCGCCATCATCAGCGCCTCCGTCTGTTTCAGAGTCTGCTTTTTGAATAATCCCTCTACGACCAAGAATATCATAAGCCCAGATATTACCTTCGTCATCAGTATAAGTGCCTTCAATCGTGTCATTAGGAACATTGAGTATCTCTTCACCAATGTCTTCGTATTCCTGTGGAGTCTTCCCTCCTGTATAACCTACAGCTTGTTCGGACTGAGTAGGAGTAGGTTTAATATCTCTATAATCTACATAGTCCAACCCAGAAGCTAGAAAATCATCATAGGCTTTCTGCATAACATCTTGGTTTTGTTCGCGCCACTCCCAAATACTCCGGTCTACAGCGTCCAATTGTTTTTCTTCTGCCCACTCTTCTGGGGAAAGAGTACCACCCCCACTCTCCATAGCAGAGGAGAACTCCGAAATCATATTAGGGTTAGTGTTTGGGTCGAACATATCTATGGGGAATTGTTCGTACGGGTCTACCCCAGCCTTTCTCATTTCATCTATAGTAAGCAGTTTGAGGTTGTCCATCTTCTGGCGTTCTGCTGTCTTTCTACCGCTGTAGCTTTTGTAAAGCTGTTGTCCAAGTAATGCTACACTTAGGGGGTTAATAGGATTAGTGAATATTGACCCTAGACCTTGATTAAGACCCTGATTAACCGCTACATTAGTAATAGGACTTACTGGGCCAGCTCCCATACCGAATAAGCCACTAGGCTCTGTCCAAGTTTGAATGGGCATCAGTGCTTCCTCTCTACATTCTTAACTTTCTCTACAGTTCTCATAGCACCCAAGCCAAGCATACCCAACAACACAGGCAGTAAAGTCTCCATGTCAATCAATGGAATAACTACATCGTATTCTAAAAGCTCTAGTATCATATTGGTAAAAGGGATAGTTATAAAGTTACCTGCCATACCTAACACACAGACCCAACCTACTGCTGGTCTCCAACCACTAACAAACAGTGAAGGATGCTCTGCCTCTTTCTTATTAATCTCTAGCTGTGCTTGTACTGCTTCGTGTGCATGGCGTTCAGCCATAGTAGCTATGTCGTGTGCAAGCTGTGCCTTCTGGTCTTTGTCTTCTATAAACTTATCTAGTATTGCCGACACTGGGCCAGCGAGACCGCTAATAAGATTTATCATTACTTATCTCCCCAGTTCATCCATATGCCAGCAGCAAGAGCAGTAAGAATAGCAGTAGTAATAACTCTAGCTATTGTCTGCCCTACTGTCTGTTTGGTTGCTCTCCAGGCATCTAGCAAGTTACGGACTTCTTTCATGTCGTGATAGGCATTTTCATCAGAGAGGCCAATACTTTTAAGTGCTTCCTGTGCGCCTCTCTTCGCTGCACGATCGAGCAATAATTCTAGTTCTTGTTCGGTCATGTTTAACACCTACTGACTCGCTGCTATTAACGCAACAACGCTTGCTAGAATAGCTCCAGCAGCACCAAATAAAAAGAGAACTAATGCTAAGTCTGTTGCGTCTTTCTTTGCCATTGCTCTAGCTCTTGCCTCTCGTAGTCTTTCGTTCTTAATGTTTCTACGCTCTCGTAGCATTTCTCTATAGAACTCACCTTGTCCACTATAGATAAGATATTCGCGCAGCTCGTTCTCCATCTTCCTTGCTTTAGTTTTTGCTATTGTTATCTCTAATGCTTGTGACTCTACGCTCTTACTGTTTAGTAGTTTCTTGGCGTAGCTAGCGGATTCGTTTTTAATACCTGCTTCAAGAATTGATTCATTCGCATCCCAAAACGCCCCCAATGTTTGCCCCATCTCCTGTAGTTCTTTGCCTTTGGCTATCCCTGTCTTAAGTGCATTGAAGGCAGAGTTAGCTATACTGACTGCTGCCATCACTTCAATCATACTATACGCCTATGGTTATCCAGCCTGTTGTATTGTCTTCTTGGTAAGCATCTTCATCCCAGTACGCTTCACCTTCTGGTTTAGGCAGTGGTGCGTTCCAGACAAATGCTGTGCTGTCATAAGTCCAAGAGTCGTATGGTGACTCGTCAGGGCTTTCAGGCAATGCGTTCTCTGGGAAGCCAGCCTGTGCAGGTACATCGCGTAGAGCAGCCCTATAGTTCTCGTAAATAGTCTTGTCTTCAGTTGACAGTGGGCTATCAGGGAGAACTGACCAGTCTGTTCTAGCCAACTTGTCGTTGCGCTGGATTCGCACATTAGCTTTCTTGCCAGCCAGTTCTGATGCAATCTTCTCTGCCGACTTAGCTACCACCGTGTAAGTCTGGTAGGCAACGCCATCGCGTACCTCTATAACACCTTCAATAACTTTTTCGGTAGCTGAGTCATAGGCTGGTTTGGTGTCGTCTGTCAGTCTGACTAAGTTGAGAGAGGCCAGTGTCGCGTCACTGAAAGGTAACGCAAAGCTGGTGTTCGGGTTAGCCTTGAGAATCTGTCTCTCACTGACTATAGCCGAATTAGTAATATCGTAGTATCTCATTGTCGTTTACCTTGCGTTTGCGTATTTGTCTGTGATGCCGATTGAAAGGGTTATGTAGTCTGCTGCATTCTGATTAACAGAAACTCCTGTTTGTCTTTGCTTGACACCATTAGAATTAAGGTCAATCCACGAGTAGGCTGTTTCAGCAATGTTTTCACTTAAAGCAAGATAGTCTGTGACAACATTGTTAGGATGTCTTGCGCTATCTGCTACCATCCAAAATGAGGAACCAGCACTAGAGGATTTCTCAACATGGAAATCAGGTCTAAACCCAAGATATTCAAACGGGCCATCTGTGCTTCCATTGCCTTCGTAGTACCCTATTTTGCAGAAACCGGGAACATTGGCGAATAGATAACCAATATGGTCGTCTGTGTTCTGATTTAACGCAGTCCATGTGCCGACACGAAATTGCGTGCTCGTTGGTGCAGTATCATCCCATGGTGTTGTGGAATCAGCTACCGCATTAGTCAGATTTAGTCTTAAATAATCTGTCTCCGGGTCTGCCACTGGTAGAGAGGAACAATAAACCGGCCAGTCGGCCGCACCTGCAC